CGGCATGCACTAGAATCCGCCGTTCCATTCTGCGGAGGGATGGATGAGTGGTTTAAGTCGCACGCCTGGAAAGCGTGTGTGGGTTAATAGCCCACCGCGGGTTCGAATCCCGCTCCCTCCGCCACACGAGTGAAAAACGGCGCTTAGGCGCCGTTTTGCTTTTGGCCCTGGGGAAGAATCGGGGAAGAAACCGGGCTGGCGACCGCGGGGGTGTAGCTGTCGGCGATCACTGCCGACGGCGCGAGTTCAGCCGCCAGGCGGTCCTTGAATCCTTCGAAGATCACGCGGCCCGTCAGCACGGAGCTTCCGCTTCCCTGCACGTCGATCCGTAGTGCGTCGACCTCCTGGCCCGCGACCATCGCGTGCACCGGCAGGATCGTGACGGTGGTCGACCATGTGTCCAGCATCATGCGGGTGTAAGTGCTGTACCCGATCGCCGGGGGCGTCAGCGGCGTCACGTCCCGGCCGGCGAAGTGCGATGACATGGTCGTGGCGACCAGCGTCTTGGCCTGCTCGATCGGCAGCTTGTAGACCACGATCTTGCCCGCTGGCGCTTCCGTCACCGAGGGCGAGTAGCTGCTACATGCGGCCAGCGCAAGGGCGAGGATGGGGGCTAGGGTTCTCATGATGTCCTCCTTGACGTTGCCCGGGATTACAACCCCTGAGCGGCGCCGGGAGCAACCCCCGCACCCAGTGTCGCCTCCAGCCGCTGCATCTCCAGCGTGTCGCGCTGGCCGTCGATCCACTTGGCGTAGGTGTTGCAGAACATCTGCACCGAGTGGCCCAGCTGGCGGGCGCAGAACGCAGGCGTCATGCCGGCCATCAGCATCCGGGCCGCGTAGCTATGGCGCATGTTGTACGGCCGGCGGTAGCGGATGCCCAGGCGCTTGAGCGTCGGCGCCCAGTACTTGGTGACGAACACCGACTCGGGCGACCAGGTCGTGCCGTGCACCGGTTCCAGCCAGACGTGGGTGCCGCGCATGCGGGTGTGCTTGGCCTGACGCTGCAGCGCGGCTAGCGCGCGGCTGTTCAGGATCACGTCGCGCGAAACGGCGGTTTTGGTCGTGTCCTTGGCCTTGCCGCGCACGATCCCCTCGTGCACGCGCATCCGGCTGGCGGCCAGGTCGATCGAGGGCCACTGCAGGCCGGCCATCTCGCTGGTGCGCACGCCGGTGAAGAACCACCACTCGGTGAGGTTGCCCACCTGCTCGGGGTAGTGCTTGGCCATGTCGGCCAGGATCGCCTCGGCCTCGTCTGCCGAGAATGGATCGGGTGGCTCCTTCTGGTGCTTCGCCTTGGGCACGCCGGCCGCGGGGTTCTCCGGCAACACCTTGTCATCGACGGCCAGCTGCAGTGCGTCGCGCAGCACGCAGACGTAGTTGTTGACCGTCTTGCCGGACAGGTCCGGCCGGCTGGCGAGGGCCGTCAGCAGGTGGCTGAGCTTCACCTTGCGCAGCTGCAGCTCGCCCAGGGGCGAGCCGAGCTCATCGCACGGCGCGGCCTTCCAGAAGCGCATGGCGCTGCTGTAGCCGGCCTTGGTGCTGTGCTCGACGCGCAGGGTGCCGAGCCACGTGTCGAGCTGGGCGGCGACTGTCCCGCCGGTCGGGCCGGCGCCGCTGGCCGGGAAGTACTCCACCAGGCTGAACGTGCCGTGGCGGATGCGCTCGCGGATCTCGATCGCGAGCCGGTGCGCGTAGCGCACGTTGGCCGCCGTGGGCGCGAGCGGCGCGCCGTTCAACGCGAGGGTGTGCCGGTGCTGCTTGCCCTCGAAGGTGAACGACAGCCGGATCGACTTCTCGCGGACCTCTACGCCCGACCCTGTGCGACCCATTGCATCACCCCCTTGATGTCGATCCAGATGCTGCCGTCCGGATCGCGATAGTACTCGCGGCCCTCCAGCCACTTCCCCTCGTCGATCTTGCAGCGGATCGCCCGCTCGCTCAGACCGGTCGCCTGGGCGGCCAGGGGGACGCGCACGCGCGGCGCGAGGGCGACCTGTACGACAGTGGCGCTCATGGCTTCTGGGCCTCCATCTCGATCAGCAGGTCGATGAAATGGCGGGCCTTCTTCAGGTCCTCGATGCCGCCCTTGGCGCGCCAGCGGGTCAGATACTTGATCGCCGACCCCTCGCAGAAGCCGATCCCGTTCTTGTGGATGTATTCCACCGGCTGGATCGCGAGGCCCTTGTAGTGGTTGCCGCCCTCCTGGTGGGCGAGCGCGGGTGCTGCGGCGATCGTTTCGGTGGGGGGAATCGAAAACCCGCGGCCGTCGTCGAAGATGACCGCGCCCGGCTTGCATGACTTGCCGTCGCAGTTCGGGCAGCGGCCGCCCCAACCGTCTTTGATGCAGTTCGGCATTATCGTTTCCTCGCTTTCATGGCTTCCTTTAGAAGGTCTTGAACTTCGCGCTTGGACTCGTGGCGCGCGAGCACGATCTCGTCGACCGTGTCGACGGCGACGATGTTGTAGATGAAGACGGGCCGGTCCTTGCCGGCCTGCGCCTGGCGCACCGGGCCGATGCGCTCGATGAACTGCATCCGCTGCTCCAAGTCCCACCAGTGGCCGAAGAACACCGCCTGGTTGCAGTGGTCCTGCAGCCCGTCGACGCCGTGGCCCATGCTGGCCGGGTGGCCGACCCAGAGCCGGCCTTTGCCGCGCTGCGCGTCGCGCAGGCCTTCGGGCGCGGCCACATTGATGGCGTGCGGGAACGCGCGCTGGATGCGTTCCAGATCGGAGCGGAAGTGGTAGGCCACCAGCACCGGCGCGCCGTTGGCCTCCTCGAGGATCGAGTCCAGGGCCTGCAGCTTCATGTCGTGCAGCTCGACATAGGCGTCGTTGGTCTCGCCGACGTAGGCCGCGCCGTTGGCCAGCTGCAGGCACTTCATCGTCTTGGCCGCTGCGTTGAAGGCCTCCACGTCGTGGCCCTCCAACTGCATGAACATCTCGCGTTCCATGTCGCGGTACTTGCCGCGGGCGTTCTTCGGTAGCTCGACGCGGATCGTGTTGACGATGGGCTCGCGCAGGTCGAACCAGTCCTTGGGGTCGAGCGTCAGGCACACATCGCGCAGCAGGTGCTGGATTTCATCCTGGGCGTGCGGCAGCGGCTCAATGCCGTAGCCGTCGTGCGTCGGCCGGAACCAGCGCTGCTTGAAACCGCCGTGCGTGCGGCCGAGCCGCTGGCCGGCGTCGATGAACCACATTTGCCCCCACAGGTCGCCCAGGCCGTTGGGCGCCGGCGTGCCGGTGAGCTGGACGAAGCGGCGCACGTGCTTGTGCGCGACGCGCCCGAGCGCGCGAGCCCGCTGGCCGCCTTGCTTGAGCCTGAACGACTTCAGCCGCGTCGACTCGTCGGCGACGACCTGGCGGAAGGGCCAGCGGTCGCCGTAGTGCTCGACAAGCCAGGGCAGCTGTTCGTAGTTGGTGGCGAAGATCGGCGCATCGCGGCGCAGCGCTGCACGCCGCTGATCCTCAGTGCCGACGATCGGCACGACGTCGAGCCCGGCGAACTGGCGCCACTTGCGCACCTCGGTCGGCCAAGTGTTGCTGGCCACGCGCAGCGGCGCCGTGACCAGGGTAGGGTGGTCCTCGCCGTGCAGGTTGTGCAGCACGTCGGCGGCGGCCAGCGCGGTGCTCGTCTTGCCCATGCCCATGCCCGCCCAGAGCGCGCAGCGCGGCGTGTCGAGCATGTGCTGCAGCGCGATGCGCTGGTAGGGGCGCGGCTCGAAGTCACGCATGTTTTGCAGGCTTCACAGGTGCTGCTGCGAACGGAAGGCATCCACTCGGGTAGGGATGCGCGACGCACGTGTAGATTGCTCGGCGGTTCCCACCGCGGCCCTGATGCGTGACCAGTTGGAACCGGCATTTGCACCGCACAGGATTCGGAACGAGGGTCAACCGAGCCATGCGTCCACCTGTTCGATCGTGCCGATGACCCGCACGTCCGCTTCCATGCGCCGCATGCGCGCGTGCTCGCGGGCTTGCTGCCGCTCGTGCGCGTTGGCCGGAAAGGTCTTGATCGTCTCGGGGCTCTTCAACTCGACGAAGGCGACGACCGGGAACAGCGGCCAACGGTTGTTCCCCGGCAGCATCACCAGCCGGTCCGGCGCGCCGCGGCGGCCGATCCATTGGACCTTGCGCACCTCGCCGCCCAGCGCCTTCACGCGCTTGACGAGGTAGCGCTCGATGTCGCGTTCACGCATCGGCCATCTCCAGCCGCTGCTGGCCGGCCTTTTCGGCACGGTAGTTCTTCCAGAACTGCTGCATGCGCGAGGCGTTTACGGCGTTAGGCACGGGCTCGCCGTGGTTCGGGTGGATGCACGAGGTCTGCCGGCAGTGGTGGTCCCACGTCTCGGTGTCGTCCATGTCCAGGCCGAGGAACACGCGCGCGCTGGCGCGGTGCGCCCGCACCTTCTTGTGCTTGCCGTCGATGCGCATCGTCACGCGGCCATAGCCGTGATGATCGAGATTGCCGATCCACAGCCAGCACTCGCTGGGCTCGCCGTCGATCGTGTGGCCGCAGTGCTCGGCGATGGTGTTCGCGAGCAACCGCTCCATCATGTCGCGGTACTTCAGCACGCGTCCTCCCTCGTGATCGTCCAGCCGTCAGCGAACACGCCGGTCCAGTCGTCCAGGGTTCCCTCTTCGACGAGCGGCTGCTTGGGCTTCGTGGGCACGTCGCCCGGCTTGTGGCTCTTCGTGCGCAGCTGGCCCAGGCCGTTGATCTCGAACGCCGGGTTCTCGTACGGGCGCCACTCGTTGGCCGGGTCGGGCTTCTTGGGCTGCGGCTTCTTGCTCATCGCAGCCACCCGATGACGAAACCGAGCAGGATGCCCAGGCCCACCCAGGGCACCGCACGGTGGCCCAGGTCGGCAACACGGCTGCGCCGCTGGTGGAACTCGATGGGGTCGGCCTTGTGCGGCGACAGGCGCTGCGTGTAGGCGCCCCCGATCACGATGCCGGTGCGCGTGGCGACGGGGTCGTTACGCATCGGTCAGCACCTCGAAGTCGTCAGAGGGGAGCGGGCATCGGTGCTCGACGCCGGGCTGCAGGCTGAACAGCACCCACTTGCCGCCTTGCTGGCGCCAGCGCACGTCCGTCGAGCCGCAGCGTTCACACACCGGGCCGGGTCGCGTGTTGGCGAACTCGTCTTCGCCGCTGTCGTTGGGTTCACCCCAGGGGTAGCTGCGCATGTCAGTCCTTCCGGTAGCGGTAGGTTTCGTACCCCGCCGCGGCGAGCGGCAGGCCGTCGTTCCAGCCCAGGTCCGAGGTCATCAGCTCGGCCAGCTGGTCGGCGCTGAACTCATCGGAGTCCGGCGTCTCGGTGAGCAGTTCGTCGTGCACACTCAGCACGATCGGGTAGCCGGCCGCCTCGATCAGCGGCATGCAGTCGCCCAGCTGGTCGCAGGCGACGGCCTGGGTGACGTTCTCCAGCAGCTTGCCGCCGTAGGTCTTGATCCGCTTCCACTGGCGCGTGTACTGGTCCTGGCCCATGTAGCTGATCGAGTTGTCTTTCTCGATGCGCACCATGGGGTAGGACAGGTTGCGGCCCGAGGGCAACCGCAGCTGCAGCCAGGAGCCGACGCGGCGCACCTTCAGCCTGCGGATCTGGAACACGGCGCCCGGCTCATTGACCGCCGCGCGCACCGCGTCCTCCAGCTCAGGCCACAGCGAGTCGATCGCCGGGTGCGCGCGGCGCCAGAGGCGCTTCAGCGCATCGCACGCGACGAACACCTCCTGCGCCAGGCCGAACGTCGAGCGCTTCTGGTCCTTGGTCCATTCCCAGAAGCCTTCGGCCTCGCGCAGCACGTCGGCCGGCACGCTGGGCAGCGCGGCGCGGGCCATCGCCGCCAGGTCGATGCCGTAGGTGGCTGCACCGGTGATGAACGCGCCGACGCCGCCCTGGTACTGCAGCATCAGCTCCATGACCTTGCCGATCTGGCGCTGGTCTTTCTGCACGTCCTCGGGCTTGATCGCGAAGGCCTTGGCGTAGGCGACCTTGTAGAGGTCGGCGCCGCGGCCGGCGTCGAAGTCGCGGAAGGCCTGCAGCTTCCAGGTCTCGCTGGCCAGCCACGCGCACACGCGGCCCTCGATGTTCGACAGGTCGGCGATGCAGAGCTTCTTGCCCGGGCCCGCGACGATCGCGCCGCGCACCGCGCTGCTCAGCAGCTCCATCACGTTGCCGTAGCACAGCGTCTCGCAGCCCAGCTTGACGGCCTCGATGCCGAGCTCGATGTCGCGCTGCTTGAGCGCCGGCCGGGGGAGATTGCCGGGCTGGAACAGGCGGTGCGCCCAGCGGCCGGTGCGCGCGGCGCCGCGGAACTGCAGGCAGCCGCGCATGCGCCCGTCGCTGCTGGTGGCCTTGGCCAGGGTCTTGTATTTCGCGACGCTGGTGGTGCTGGCCTGCAGTCGTACGCCCAGCAGGTCCTTGACCTGCGGCGGCAGCTCGGGGTCCTGCATGCGGCGTTCCAGCGTGTCCGCGCGCAGGTCGGGCAGTTCGACGCCGTGCTCCAGCAGCAGGTGCCGGATCATCTCGTCGCGCTGGGTGGCGCGCTGCACGTCGCCGTCCGTCAGCCGCTGCACCTGGTCGGCCAGCGACTCCTGGGCGCGATCGGCCGCGGCGATGGCCGCCGTCACGAGCTGCCCATCGATCGCGAAGCCGCGGTAGTTGATGCGCAGGTCGGTGTGCCATAGCGCCCACTCGCGCTCGGTGGCGTTCCACTTGGGCATCTTCGCCAGGCACTCGCGCATCGCGATGATGTCGCCGCCGGCGTAGCGCACGAACTCGGCCCACTCATTGGGGTGCGTCTCGCGCGTGGCGCGGCGCAGTATGTGGTTGGCCGGCCGGGGTTTGCAGAACAGCTGCACCAAGTCCTTGCCGGTCTTGAGCTTCTGCATGTCCTCGGCCACGCCGAGCACGGTGCCCAGCTTCTCCAGCGCGCCTGGCAGGCTGTGCATGTAGGCCAGCACCATCGTGTCGCGCCAGCGGCTCATGGCGACGGGCGGCATGCCGAGCGACCGGCCGGCGTGCTGGAGCACAACGAAGTCGAACATCCCACCGTTGTGGAACCAGACCTCGTTGCGCTCGTCGGCCAGCTGGTCGTACAGGATGCTTGGCATGCGCGCGCCGCCGGTCACGTCCCAGACCCGGACCGGCGCGTCGTCGAGCGCGTAGGACCACAGCAGCACCTCCGCACCTTCGGCGTAGCGGTGCGCGCCGCAGTTGATCGGCGTCTCGCTGTAGGTTTCCAGGTCGTTGAAGCTGCGCATGCCGAGCTTTCGAGCGTCAGGCTGTGGGCGCCTGCGGCGCGTCGGGCCCGGTGACGGTGTTGCCGCGGCTGGTGAGCAGGTCGACGGCGTTGGCCACCGCCTGCTTGCCCTGCAGGAACTCGGCGAACTTGCGCACCGCGGCGTGCTCGGCGCTGCCGGCGGCGTGGCCCTCGCGGGCGACGAAGTCTTCGAAGTGCTGCTTCAGGTTGGTCAGGATGTTCATGGGTTTTCAGCTCAGGAGTTGAATCAGCCCGCGGTCCTGCTTGATCTCGCCCTGCAGTGCGGCCAGCATCGTGAGAGCGGCCGCCTGGGCAGGCGATAGCAGGACGCTGGGCATGCCCGAGGCCAGCGCCGGCTCGGCCTGGACCGAGACCTGCGCGCCCTCGGGGCTATCGGCGACGGTGATGACGATCAGCGCCACAGGTCACACCAGCGCATCGGCGCCTTCAGCGATCGCGTCGAAGTCGTCGGGGTTCGGCGTGCCGCCACCACCGAACGCGTCGCCGTGGCCGCAGAACTGCACGCCCAGCAACTCGCACCGGATGGCCTTGCCGTGCTGGTTGTCCTGGGCCCAGAACTGCACGCTGGCGTTGACGTAGCAGCCTGCGTACAGCACGCCCGTGTCGCGCTCCAGCAGCACCTTGGCGGCGTCGTACCGCAGTGGCGGCCCTTTGTCCTCGCCGCGGGTCGTCGACAGGGCCCAGTTGCCGGCGTAACCGTCGTACGTGCGGCGCTTGCCATCGATCCAGCAGGTCTTGTTGGGGATGCCCTCGTTGGCCGCCAGGATGGCGTCGGCCTTGGCGCCCCACTTCGCGCGCGCCACCTCGCGGATCGCGTTGTCGATCTGCGTCTTCAGCGCGCCCGCTTCGGGCACGAGGAACTGCGCACGGTAGGCCGGCTTGCCCTGGCCTTGCACGGTGGTGGGCGTGAACAGGTCCGGGAAGGACAAGCGCACGTTGGTCAGCTTCACTTTCATTGGGTCACCTCATCGGGTCGGAAAAGTTCGGGGTACGCCAGCCGCGCGCGCTGGATCGCCTTGTTGATCGCCCGGACGCGCGCCAGGGGGTCCATCTCGTCGAAAGGGGTCTGCGACGCGCGGACCAGTGCGTCGCGTACAGAGGGCGGGAAGTGGTCGCTGACGGGCAGCCGGCAGTCGTTGCCGCGGCCATCGGTGCGATGCGCGTACGCGGCCGCGAGGCCCTTGTCGGGTGCGTTCATTGCAGGCTGTCCTCCGTGCGAGGCGGCCGCCGCTCGACCATCGTCTTGGCGATGTGCCAGCAGAAGTCGCAGACCTCGTTGATGCGGTCCTGCGTGCTGGGGTTGCACGCGGGGTCCGCCATCGCGCCGGTCAGGGCCGCCTTGGCGAACTCGACCACCAGCTCGTTCGAGTCCTTGAGGTGCGGCAGGCCGTTGGCTTCGTTCACAGCAGCGCCTCCACGCCCTCGGGCTTGGTGGCCACGGGCTCGAAGTCGTCGGACACCGGCGTGATCGCCAGCGCGGGCCGCTTGTCGGACTCGGGCGCCACGCTGGGCGAGCCGGGCGACTGGGTGACCAGCGACTGCAGCTTCGTCCACTGGCGCGGGCCCAGGACGGGCTTCTCGCCCTCGGCGGGGGCCTTCGTGAGCTTCTCGGCCGCGGTCGGGCTGATCAGCTTCAGCTGGTACATCTCCTCGACCTTGAGCCTCATGCTCTTAAGCTGCTGCTCCGCGGCCTCCGGGTCCTGCCACTTGCGCGGGCCCTTCTTGCCCTGGACGAGCTTGAAGCCCGGCACGGGCTGGCCTGCCAGCAGGCGGCGCTCGGTCTCGGCGCGCACGGCCTTGAGCCAGGTCTCCACGAGCGGCGCGGCGGCCATCATCTGGCCGAGGTCAATCTCGTTCACCGGCGACACGTCGATGTCAGTGCCTACCGCGAGAACGCTGAAGTCGGCCCCGATGCTTTGCTCCACGTGCTTGGCCAGCGCCGGGCATGTGCCCGCGGCCTTGCAGAAGCGGCAGGCGTCGTCCTGCGGGCGCAGGTACTCAGCGACAAACTCGTCACCGATACCGTTGCCCTTGTGGTGCCACTCGGCGGCCTTGCACGCGTGCGTCGCGCGCTTGGCTTCCTCGGCGAAGGCCAGCAGCTCACCCACCGTGCACGCCCATTCGCTGGGCTCGTCGGCGATCTTGGGCTGGTGGATGAACAGCCGCACGCCTACGAGCTCGTGCATCAGCCCGTGCACGTCGTACGCACCCAGCGCGTACAGCATCAGCTGCGGGTTGCGCTCGACCTCGACGCGGTGGTAGCCGCTCTTGAAGTCGTGCACCTGCAGCTCGACGCCGCCCTCGGCCGGCCGCAGGATGATCGCGTCGGCGGTGCCGAAGCAGCCATCGACGCCCACGAAGCGCGAGAAGTCGACGCGCTGCTCGACCAGCAGCTCGTGGCCGGCGGCCAGTGTGCGGATCGTGTCGACGTAGGGCTTGACCAGGTCGGCCATTTCCTCGTCGAACTCGACCTTCTCGCCGTCGATCACGAAGTAACGGCCGACGAAGCCGTGCGGCTCGACCGGGACGCCGCCATTCGAAGTGCTGTCGAGCAGGCACATCGCCGCGACCTCGTGCATCGCGCTGCCGTCACGGCTGGCCGGGTTGCCGTTGTCCGGCACCAGCGATTCGAGGACGTGCGAGCCCGGGCACGCGATGCGGCGCGCCGCGCTGCTGGGGCTCATCAGCTTGGCGTGGTCACTCATCGCTGACCTCCACGAACTCGCCGTTTGCGTCGAGCGAGTACCAGGTGTCGGGCTTGATGCCGTGCTCGCCGACCTTGGCCGCGCGGATGTGCCGGATGTTCAGGTCATCATCGCGATTCACCAGCACGATGGCGCAACCCGCGGCGCCGCGCGCGCGGCCTTCCCAGCCCGTGGCCATCGCCACCGACGCGGTGCCAGTCGCGCTCGCAGCGCCCTGGTAGCCAGTCGCGCTCGCAGCGCCCTGGTAGCCAGTCGCGCTCGCAGCGCCCCGGTTGCCAGTCGCGCTCGCAGCGCCCTG